GGTTTGAGTTTGGCATAAATTTCTTGAAGATATTGCTTGATGAGTTCAAAAGGGCGATAGTTAAAAAAATTATATACTAAACAAACACCAAATTGGCCATCGGGCAATTTTGCCAAAATATCATCCGATGATTCATCGATAATATATTTTCGAACTCTATTTTGGTATACTGTATTGAATCTATCCAAGGTAGGTTGCAATAGTTCATAACTTTCGTCTACAAGGTATAACGGATCGTTAGCAGTAAGCTGATCGATAAATTTTTCACGCCCAGGGCGAATAATCATGCCGGTACCTTGCCAATTGGTGTGCTGATATAGTCGCGTTATAAATTGTGCAAATGTTTCTTCACTCACATGCATCTTCTTGTCTAGCACTTCCTGCTCCATATGAGTTTTACGTTCAAGAATAATCTCCGGAGACAGTTTAACTGGAAAATTTATTGGTTGGCCTTCCACATACAATTCATTATTGGCCAACAAGTAATAATAATGACGATAGGCATCGTAGCGTTGATAGCTTTCCTGAAAATAAATTCGCTCTTCTTGCGTAATTTTGTCGTCAATAGCACACTTCAATTGGTCCAATGTTTGTTGGTACTCATCAAATGCTTGTTTGATTAACTGATACTTTGAAGGTAAATCATTGATGTAATTGTCTATTGAAATGTTATGAGCCGCAATAGTAAAGTCAATCTGAGCAGTTTCACTATCGGTTAATTGTCGTGAAGCGTTAATTGATAACTTATCGAGTTCGTTTCTATAATGTATTAACTGGCTAAGTTTCATTTTAGAACTCGAACAAATTAGTAAAGGTATTTTCAGTATTGGTTGCTGATGCTAAATCCCAATCCAATACACCAAGCAAATTATCTACTTTCTGGTCTACAACAGTAGCCTCCATTAAGGCATCATCAAATGGCAATTCAGTAAACCATGTCGGTAATCGTGTTTCGTCTGTAGGATAGCCAATTGAAGTCCAACCCAGCGGGTTAGGTTTTAATTTACACACAATAGTTTTCATACCATCTACAATCTTAGCAGAATAGTTATCACTGTTCATACGACGTAGGTTATTCCAATTCAATGCCGCACGAACGTGCCCGGGCATATTGGCCTTGCCTTCTTTTTCTTCTTTGGCGCCGTAAGCAGTTAAATTGTTTACACGTTTGGGTGAACCTTTTTCCCAAGCTGGTCGCTCCATGAACTCATACTTGAACTCGCGAATGCGTTCTACAATAGTTTCGCGAGGAGTTCCTGTCAGCACTTTCTCAAGAATTTCATACAAAAACTCTTGAATTACCTTGGGAGTGTCTGATCGCTTCAAGTCTAAGCCCATGGCTTTAATCTTACCTGGCTTATCATCTATGTCAAGACGTTTGCCTTCTAAGTCATAGATTAGTACAGCATAGCGTTTTTTAGTAATGAACAAACTGTTAGACGCTACTAATTCACGGCCTGCTTTGATAAGCTCGCCGGCCTCGCGCGGGCAATGGAATGCCTGTTCCATAAAGGCCGGAAACGATTCGTTTACCTGGTTGGCAATATTATCATACAACTGAACGCACATTTCTTTTGACCAAGTCATACGCCCTGCGGCCACTTCTTTTTTGATAGCAGGCCAAGCAGTGAAATAACAGGAGTCTGTATCACCATAAATGATAGCTTCACCTAGATGATCTTTGACGCCGGTAACGCACTCATTGATGTAACTGGCCATGTGCCGAGCAATAGCACGTCCTGTGAGTGTAGTTGACTGTCCAATGCGTTTGTCAAAGAATCGGCAATGCGGATTTAAAATAGCGCCATACAAACTGTTCAAGTTAATCTTTTTAACTAACTGTCGTTTGTCCCAGAAGGCAATCTCTTTGGGATCTGTAGCTTCTTTCTTCTTGGCCTGTAGTTCTTTACGGTCAGCATACCAACGCTCTAACAAACCAGGAACAACGCCTTTCTTTTCGTAAGTAACAATAGTGCCGTTGGCAGTCAGCATCCAAGGTTGATTACTGTTAAAGATCATGTTCCATACTTCTTTGGCAGAATGTACTGACTGTTCGCCGTCCTGCCAGTCAATTGTAATTTCTGTGCCTGCCTGTTGTTCCATTACTGCTGTGTATTCAAATGAGCCAAAGATATTCTCCCAGGCGGCCGCAAACGATTTCTTTTTGTTTTCGACCAAATCATTGATATAGTGATTGGTGATTGTTGGTCGTAGCTGTCCTACAACAGTTTCCATTCCCATATTCAGCGCACGAATTGCTGAGGGATATAGAGAGTTGATGTCCACAGCGCCTACCCACTCATGTACACCTTTTTTAGGATAGGCAACATAAGCACCCGCTGCCGCAGTATCTTCCTCATCACGATGTTTACGATTAGGCACTACAAGTCCGCGTTCATGTGCTTCATTGATAATGGCCTGTTCAGTAACAGCCACAGCACCCATGACAGTTGGCAGTAATACAGTATTATCATGTGCAATCTCATTGGCTAGATCAATGAACTGTAGCTTCTTGTCTAATTTGTCTAGCAGTAAAGTATCCTGCCGGTTATATTCAATAAACTTTTTAAAGTTTTGATTGTACAGTTGATCCAGTGTGCCCTCGTAGGCTGTTTTTGTTTCGCCCAGCTCATACTCGCCGATGGCATCTAAACTGTAACTGTGCCGCTCTTCGTAAGTGTACTTGCGATACAGTTGCATATAGTCCATGTGTACACGGCCTACTAGGTCATAGGTATCTGATTCGGCGCCAAATCGTTCAAAGGTTCGCGGTTTGGGGAACTGTCCCCATAGACAAAAACGTCGGGTATCGTCCTTGCTCAATACACGAGTAATACGATTTACTGTGTAAGGTATATCATAGCCTTCTGAGTTCCAACCAGACAGCACGTCGGCGTCTTCGATCAAGTCTAGGAAAGTTTTAAGCATTTCGCCTTCGTCTGAAAATACCAATGTATTTTCAAAGTCTTTGGCAATATCCTGCCCGGTTTCAAGACTCATGTGTTTGGGTGGAATTACCAGTGTAACTAATTGTTCCATCCACTGTAAATAAACAGATATAGCTGTTACCGCGTTGAACGGATCTGACGTAGGAGAGAAGCCACGTTTTTGATCAAAGTCCACTTCAATATCGAAGAATGCTACATTTAATTTAGGAGAGTTTTTGCCTTTGTAGTTGTTTTCTAAACAACGAAAGATAGGGTTGATATCAGACTCATACAAGTTTTTACCCTTGGCCATGGCCTGCTCTTTGCGAAATTCTTTACCGCTGCGAGTTGAAAAGCGACTAACTGGAGTACCGTAGATGCTAGTAAACTTACCACGCGGATCGTCATAATAAAACAAATACTCCGCAGGGTATTCTTTATATACACGCTCTCCGTTGATGCGTTCTACTACATGGATACGATCATGTTCGCGATCGTATAGACTGTCTACATAACTCAAATTGTTCTCCGCTTGTGGCCGTTGTGCCTTGTTTCATGCTCGTATGTGAGCGACTCATACAACTATTTATAATGTCTTGCCAACTTGAGTTAAGATTTGTTCAAGCAATTCGTGATCGTCTTTCTCACGACCAAACTCAGCTTTGTGTGCTAGTTTAATTGCTTTTTTAAGAATGCCTGGTTTGATTTCTAATTCCTCAGCAATAGCTTTAACAGTATCGTTTAAACCACCTGAAAGAGTTTCAATCTCCATGGTAACTTGCATACCTTCATTGATCAACTGTTCAAGTTTTTTAGTTTGTTCTGCTGTGAATACGCGATCTGTCATGTAAATCTCCTATATAGTTTTACTATTATACACTGAGATTTGGTAAAAGCAAGAGAAATTTGACACTTTTGGTAAAACGGTAGCGATTCGTTTTAGCCAGGGCAGGGTCCGCCCAGCCTCGCAACTAAGTGCGGTCCTAAGGCTATTCTTTAAACGGGTGCGTAAGGATTCTTAGGTGTATCGAATCCGTCATCATCCGGGTATATTGGATAATTGTTCATGGTGTGGTTCCCAATCGTACTTAACATTTACTACAACTCGGTTTTGTTTTGCGTAGTATGCTTTTGGATCAAACGTATCGTGGGTAACTTTAATGCGCTTGTGTGAGCCGTCGTCAAAGTATACTGTCCAGATATAATACTGGCCTGGTTCAAGTTCGTCTACTTCGGTTTCCTCGGATAGCGGAATTGGTTTGCCAGCCCATTTACTAATTACTTGTTGACGAGCTTGTCTTTTTTTTAACTCTAAACGAGTTTTAGGATCTAAGGCCCAACCTGGTTTGTTGTTGGGAGCTGTTTCTAACTGTTTAGATGGTTCTTTAATTCTTGTGGCACGTGGCGCGTGACGTTGCCAGTACTCTTGATCTGCCTTATCTTTACTTGCTAACTCAGCATCGAGAGCTGCCATCTGGCGTTCTAAGTCTTGGCGACGCTGTTGATGTTTAGAAATTTTAGCATCAATTGCTGGCAAAGACTTAGCGGCAGCGATACTGCGCTCTACTTCAGGATCAGTTTCTTCTTCAGCAAAATGACTGCGACCCAGTTTGTCTTGCAGCTGTTCGCGATTTTTAATAATCTTTTTTGCGCCAACTGGACCCGCCATCCGACGACTAATATTGCTTAGGGCGTTGCTCATACCTTCTTTAAGATAAGCCGCACGTGCGGCCTTGTAGACTTCGGGTTTGGCTGTAAAGTTAGCAAAACGTGAGCCCTGTGCCACTACCCACTCCATAAAGTTTACGGATTCTTCGTGTGGCCGTTTGTTCTTGTTATCCAAATAGCCACGCTTGTTTAGTGTAGCCCAGCCAATAGCCTCGGCATCTTTTTTGCTATGTCCTAATTTACGTTCACTTTTGGCAATGTGCTTTTGCATACGATCGACCTTGGCGCCTTCGCCTACTTGGACATCTTCTTCGCAACCGCCAACACCCTTGTTAGAAAATTCAGTAGGAGCCGGATCTGTACCTTTTAGGTAACCACCAAACTTAGGACCTGTTGGCTTATGTGCCGCCCAAGTCATGGAAGCTTCTTTAATCTCCAAACCAGGAAGTGTTGCTTGTGGATTGGCTTTTTGTTGTTTTTTCTGTTCTTGTTTTGTTTTAGCCAAATATTTGGGATATTCGTGTGTTATATAATTTCTTGCTTTGGTGGACTCGACAAAAGTATACCAGCCAGCGGCGCTACCTAAAATATCACGCATTGTATTAGCTTGTTTAACTTTATTAGTAATGCCCTGTACCACTGCACTAAATGCGTACATTTGGGATCTGTATACGGTAATAGGCGTGCCTTCAATATCTAATGTGACCGCAGGAAGATTGTCAAACCAGGCCTTTGTCATAAGGTCAACGTTTCTGTCTATTCTTTGATCTTTAGTTAAAGATGACACCACTGGCTGAGCCGGCGCTATTTCTTCCATAGCCATTGCCGGTTCACCTATTTTAGGCAAAATACCAAATGGGTTGCCAGTAGTACTAGTGCTTTTGGCCGAAGCTTGTGCCTTGCTTACTGCTTGTTTAGCGGCTGTAGACGCTGTTGGTTTGTAGTTAATTCTAGTTTGTTTATTCACAGGATCATTAGCAGCTACACTTGGTTTAGGAGCTGGGACGGCTACTTGTCCTGCCGCTGGCTCTACATTTGCTGGTTCCTTTGGTTCTGCTACAGGCGCGGTCTTAGGCGCACTTAACCATCCACTAGTACTGGCAGTTGTTGGCTCTGCTTGAGCTTGTGCTGTTGTAGGATCACTGGCAGCTGGAATTTCAGCTTTGATTCTTTTAACGTCTGGCTCGCGACCTGCTTCTACGTCGGCTGCTCCTTTGGCTGCCTGTTTAGGAGTTAGAGCCATGTCATTAACTTTTTTGGTCCATCTAACAAAACGAGCTTCTTTGTCTTTGAGTTCTTTATTAGTATCATCTATTTTATTGTAAAGTTCTTTTTCTTGTTTCTGCAGACGATCAATTTCTTG